ATGGCAATGCACAAAGGCAAAATGAAGAAAAAAGGTATGGCACGAGGTGGCATGAAAATGAAAAAGAAGGGTATGGCACGAGGTGGAGCTAAGATGCCTATGGCTAAAGACCCAAAGACAGGTAAAATGATACCTGCTTTCGCTATGGACGGTAAAGGTAAAATGGCGAAGGGTGGCATGACCAAAAAGAAGAAAGGCTACGCAAAAGGTGGCATGAAGAAGAAGGGCATGGCTCGTGGTGGCATGAAAAAAGGTTACGCAGCAGGTGGCATGACTGTTCCTCAACTCAGAGCTGCAGCGAAAGCCAAAGGCTATAAAATAATGAAAGGCTAGTCGTATGGCTAAGTCTACCGTAAACAAGGCAGGTAACTATACCAAGCCTACCATGAGAAAAGCTTTATTCAGTAGAATTAAAGCAGGTTCTAAGGGGGGAAAGCCTGGTCAGTGGAGTGCTAGAAAAGCACAGATGTTAGCGAAGCAGTACAAAGCCAAAGGGGGAGGCTATCGCTAAAGACCCTAAAACTGGCACAGGCAAAAAGCCAAAAGGGTCAGGACGCAGACTTTATACTGATGAAAATCCAAGGGACACAGTTAGTATAAAGTATGCGACTCCTGCAGATGCACGAGCTACGGCTAGAAAAGTAAAAAAGATAAATAAACCTTACGCTCGTAAGATACAGATACTTACAGTTATGGAACAGAGAAGTAAGTACGGTGGTAAACTTCAACAAGCAGGTATAGCTAAGAGAGCAAAGCAACAATTAAAGGCAAAACATGGCACTCGCAAAAAGTCAACGAAGTCTTAAATCATGGTCAAAGCAAAAGTGGAGAACGAAGAGTGGTAAACCCAGTAGCAAAACTGGGGAACGCTATCTTCCAGAGGCTGCAATCAAGGCTCTATCACCACAAGAGTACGCAGCAACAACTAGAGCTAAAAGAAAAGGCACAAAAGCAGGTAAACAATTCGTCAAACAGCCAAAGAGCATCGCAAAGAAAACACGAGCGTACAGGAAGGTAAAGTAAATGGTAAAAGCATGGTTTATAGTAGCAATAATGACAGGAGTATATTCAGATGGAACAAAGGATGTATTTATATTCCAACATCCATCAGATCATGGACACTTTCACAATTCTGCTACGTGCTATAAATATATAGGGGATAATCCTTTTAAACTTGTTAAGGCTCTTGTTAATGAATATGGAGACAGATCACCTGAAAAAATTATGTGTGTGCCTGAGGAAACTATTGAGTCTTTTATGGAACAAAGTAAAACATAATGCTGTATGAGCCTACGTGTGAAGTTTGTGGGCATCATATTGAGGATGACAGATGTGACTATTGTAGAAACACAGGTGAAAACGGAGATTGGATAAACAAGATAATAGAACAAGCAAAAGATCCACGACACGATCAATCAGCATTTAAAGATAAGAAGAAAAAGAATGACAAAAATACTAACTGAAAAGCAACAAAAGTTTATGGCTGTATTATTTGAAGATGCAGGTGGGGACGTTGTAACTGCTAAGAAGTTAGCAGGATATTCAGACGGCACAGCAACATCAGATATAATAAAAGCTCTAAAAGATGAAATAGACGATGCAACAAAACAATATATGGCTCGTATTGCACCAAAAGCTGCTGTGGCACTAGGTAACGCTTTAAATGATCCTACAGAGTTAGGTATTCGTGATAAAATGGCAGCAGCAAAAGATTTATTGGACAGAGCAGGATACATAAAAACAGAAAAAGTAAACGTAGAATCTTCAGGTGGGTTGTTTGTTCTTCCTGCTAAAGAAGGAACAAATGAGTGAGGATAGGAACGGTTTAGGGTATTGGACGTTACCTAAGCCTGACATAGAAGTAAAAGAGTGGAGTAGAATACCTAGAGTAGCAAGAACTGTTCCTTTTGGTTATAAAGAAGATCCTGATGATGCAGACTTTTTATTACCAATAAAAGAAGAACTGGATGCACTAGAACAAGCGAAGCAACATCTTAAACAGTATAGTTATAGAGAGGTTGCCCTCTGGTTAAGCAAAGAAGCAGGACGTTACATATCACACATGGGTTTAAAGAAGAGAATAGATATTGAGCGAAGACGTAAAAAATCAGCTACGATTAAGAGGGAGCTTACCAGAAGGCTCGAAAAGACGATACAAGAAATCGAGAAAATCGAAACCCAAAGAACAGGAAGTTATACAACAGCAGATAGCACAGCCTGAAGTTGTAAAAGAGATAGCGCTACCAGAAGTGCAACAAGAACAAGAGGTTCTGTTCAGACCAAACGAAGGACCTCAAACAGACTTTCTAGCATCCTCAGAGCGAGAGGTGTTATATGGTGGAGCAGCAGGAGGAGGCAAATCATTTGCCATGTTAGCTGACCCACTGAGAGGACTAAACAATCCTAACTTTAGTGGACTGTTGGTTCGACACACAACGGAGGAGCTAAGAGAGCTGATACAAAAGTCTCAGGAGTTGTACCCAAAAGCAATTCCAGGGATAAAATGGTCAGAGAGAAAGTCACAGTGGGTTACTCCAAAAGGGGGACGACTGTGGATGTCCTACCTAGACCGTGACCTAGATGTGATGCGTTATCAAGGTCAGGCTTTTAACTGGATAGGATTTGACGAACTTACGCAGTGGGCGACACCTTACGCTTGGGACTATATGCGTTCACGACTCAGAAGTGCAGACAGAACACTTGGACTGTACATGAGAGCAACAACTAACCCTGGAGGACCAGGACACCAATGGGTAAAAAAGACATTCATCGACCCCTCCCCACCCAACTCATCGTTTTGGGCAACGGATACGGAAACAGGTAATGTTATTACTTTTCCACAAGGTCATAGCAGAGAAGGACAACCTCTTTTTAGAAGACGCTTCATACCTGCTAATTTGTTTGACAACCCATATTTAGCTGAGTCAGGTGACTATGAGGCAATGCTACTATCGTTGCCAGAACACCAGAGGAAGCAACTACTAGAGGGTAACTGGGATGTAGCTGAAGGAGCAGCGTTCCCTGAGTTTGACAGAACAAAGCACGTTGTTGAACCGTATAAGATACCTGCTAGTTGGACTAAGTTTAGAGCGTGTGACTACGGTTATGGAAGTTACTCTGCTGTCGTGTGGTTAGCCATAACACCTGCTGAACAGCTTGTTGTATATAGAGAGCTGCAGGTATCAAAGGTTCTAGCCGTAGATTTAGCTGATAGAATACTAGAACTAGAAGCTGAAGATGGTAGAATACAGTACGGAGTTTTAGATAGCTCACTATGGCACAAAAGGGGAGACACTGGCCCTAGCCTAGCAGAGCAGATGATTGTAAGAGGTTGTAAGTGGCGACCATCAGATAGAAGCAGAGGAAGTAGAATTGCAGGAAAAAACGAATTACACAGACGACTCCAAGTTGACGAACACACCAGTGAACCACGCATTGTTATATTTAATAACTGCACAAACCTTATATCTCAACTTCCTAGTCTCCCTTTGGACAAGAAAAACTCCGAAGACGTAGACACTAATAGTATGGACCATATGTATGACGCATTACGATATGGTATAATGACAAGACCTAGAAGTTCCATTTGGGACTATAACCCTGTAAATCAGCGAACAGGCTTTCAAATCGCTGACCCTAGTTTTGGATATTAAATATGGCAGAAGATAAAGAAGTAGTATTTGACACTGATGGTGTCTCCGTAATACAGGACGATGATCCTGCACTAAAATCAGAAAGTGATGTAGTAAGTTTTGTACAAGGTAGATTTAAACGAGCAGAGGATGTACGACAACAAGACGAACAAAGATGGCTAAAGGCATATAGAAACTACAGAGGACTATACGGTCCTGACGTACAGTTTACTGAAACAGAAAAGTCACGAGTGTTTGTCAAAGTAACAAAAACAAAAACATTGGCAGCGTATGGTCAAATAATTGACGTTTTGTTTGGCAACAATACTTTCCCTCTCACGGTAAATCCAACAAAGTTACCTGATGGTGTAGCTGAGTCGGTACACATAAATATAGATCCTAATGCAGAAAAGGGTCAAGAAGAACTGCGACAGGCTTTTGAAGAGAAACCTTCAGAGCCTTTTTTATTTACACCAGATGGTAAACTAAAACCAGGCGAC